CTCTTCCGCGAATTATAGTCAAAAGCCAATGAATTCAGTAAAACTGCTTTTCAGTAGGGGTGCGGTGAATTACTGATGGCCGTTGCGGATAAGCGCCGAGTCAATTCTTCCCCGAGGGAAGAATTGCAAGATGACCTCTCGTGGCTGGACAAGCACTCGGTCTACGGGCTCGGTGAGTTTCGGCGCTTTTGCAAGAGCTTGGCGCTTGAGGATGGGCGCTCATGCGGCTTGAGCCTTTCCAATCCGAGATGCTGGTTGACCACTTTGCCGAGTGCGCCGAGACACTGATAATCATTCCCAAAAAGAATGGCAAGTCAACGTTGCTTGCGGCGCTGGCGTTGTTTCACCTCGTGGTCACGCTCGATGCCGAGTGTGTGATCGGCGCCGCATCACGTGACCAAGCCACCATTTTGTATGACCAAGCGGCGGGCTTTGTGCGCCGGTCACCGGCGCTGGCGGCGCGGGTGAATGTGAAACGCGGCTATCGAGAGATACGCTCGGCAAAGGACGCCGGGCGCATCCGGGTGCTCGCTGCCGATGTCGATACCGCTGACGGCATCATTCCCACGCTCGCGCTCGTTGACGAATTGCACCGGCACAAGTCAGCGGGGTTGTACGGCATTTTCCGAGATGGGCTCGGGCCACGGCAAGGTCAGATGGTGACCATTTCAACGGCGGGTGAGAGTGAGGTCACACCGCTCGGCATGATGCGCACGGCGGCGCTGGCGTTGCCCGACATCACCCGCGATGACAAGCACTTGCGGTGTGCCACCGACGATGGTGAGTACGTGATGCATGAGTGGGCCTTGACCCGTGACGATGACCGCGATGACATCACCGTTGCCAAGCGTGCCAATCCGGCATCGTGGCAGACAATCGCGGCGCTGAGGGCTCGGCATAACTCACCCTCGATGCTCGATTGGCAATGGGCTCGCTTTGCGTGCGGCGTGTGGGTTGCCGCCGAGGAATGGTGGATAACGGGTGAAGAGTGGCACGCACTCGCCAGCGCCGAGCGTTTCAAAGATGGCGAGATGATTACGCTTGGCTTCGATGGGTCACGCACGGGTGACGCCACCGCGCTCATCGGGTGCCGCATTGATGACGGGCTCGTGCAATTGCTCGGCGTGTGGGAGTCACCCACCGACGGTGCGCCGTGGGAGGTGCCCACCGATAGCGTTGACGCGGCACTCGCTGACGCTATGGAGAGATACCGCGTGGTGCGTGGTTACTTTGACCCGCCGCTGTGGCGCTCGGAGATTGAAGCTTGGGCCCGCGAGTTTGGTGAGCAAGCCGTGCGCAAGTTCGACACCACAAAGGTGAGGATGGTTGGCGCGGTGGAGAGGTTTCGCACCGATGTCAACGCACGCACGCTGAGGTATGCGGGCAATGAGGTGTTGACTCGGCACGTACTCAATTGCCAAGTGCGTGAGGCTCGCGGCGGTGGTTACTGGCTCAGCAAGGAAAGGCCCGGGTCACCGCAACGGATTGATGCGGCGGTGGCGGCGGTGCTCGCGTATGAGGCTCGTGCCGATGCGCTGGCATCGGGGGAGACAACCCGGCGCTCGCGGGTGCCCATCGTATGGAACTGACGAGAGTGGCCCTCAGAGCGCACCTAAGCCCCGCTGAGGGCATGCGAGCCCCACAGATGAGCAAACACCCACGGCGCCCGGCGCCAGCGAGAGAGGGCCTTAGATGAGTGCACTTGCCGAGACAGATTTGGGCGTGAGGTCACCCGCAATGTGGCGTGATGTGCTACTGGCTCAGCTTGCCACAAGGCTCAGCGACATCAAGCGGTGTGACGAGTATTACCGAGGTGAGCACCGCATGGCGTTCACAACGTCACAGTTCCGGCAGACGTTCGGCAACCTCTTTGCCGCTTTCGCTGACAATTGGTGTGACCTCGTTGTTGATGCCAGCGCCGAGCGCTTGCGGGTTGAGGGCTTTCGTTTCGGTGATGACAGCGCCGATGATTCAGCGTGGGAGATATGGCAGCGCAACGGGCTCGATGCCGAGTCGGATATGGCGCACACCGACAGCATCAAGCTCGGCACCACCTATGCGCTCGTGGGGCCCGACGATGGCGGCAAGGCATTGATACAAGTGGAGGGTGCCGACAAAGCGATTGTGGCGATTGACCCGGCAATGGGCAAGCGGCGGCTTGCCGGGTTGCGCACATGGCTCGATGAGTGGGGTGTCACACACTGTGCCGTCTATCTTCCTGACTCAATCACGTGGTGGACAAAAGACAGCGACTATGCCGAGTGGCAAGAGGCGCCCGGCAGTGGCATCAACCCGCTCGGTGTGGTGCCGCTTGTGCCGCTGCCGAATGCGCCCACGCTCAGTGACCGGCTTGGTAGGTCGGACATCATCCGGGTCATCCCGTTGCAAAACGCTGTCAACAAGCTGTGCGGGGACATGATCGTGGCGAGTGAGTTTGCCGCATACCCACAACGGTGGGTGACCGGCATCGAATTGCCCGAGGGCCCCGACGGGCAAAAGATGGCGCCCGATTACCTCGGTGGCGCCGGGCGAGTGTGGGGTGTCGAGAGTGACAACGCCAACTTTGGCAACTTCCAAGTTGGTGACCTCACCACGTATGTGCGTGCCATCGAGATGTTGATACAGCACGTGGCGGCGCAAACACGCACGCCACCGCATTACTTGCTCGGGTCATCGGGCTCGTTCCCAAGTGGCGAGTCACTGAAGGCCACCGAGACAGGATTGGTGGCAAAGGTGCACCGTAAGATGCTGTCATTCGGTGAAGGGTGGGAAGAGGCAATGCGTCTTGCCTTTCAAGTTGAAGGCCAGCAAGCCAAAGCCGAGGTGGTTGACGGCGAGGTGATATGGGCCAATCCCGAGTCACGTATCGTGGCGCAAACCGTTGACGCCGCCGTCAAGATGCAAACGCTCGGCGTGCCCCGCCCGGCGCTGTGGGAATTCGTCGGCGCGAGCCCACAACAGATTGCCCGGTGGAAGGTTGAGGGTGAGCCCGAAACCGGCGCACCGACGGCGGTGCGAGAAACGATCACAGTGGCAGCGACACCACAGCAAGCCGATCAAATACATGCCGGTGACCCGGTGACGGCGCCGGGCCCATCAACGGGTAGTGACAGCGGTGGTAACCTCCCGGGTGGTGCCACTAGCTGACAAGAGTGAGTGAGCCATGACCGACAAGACAGCAACGGGCGATGCGACATCCCCCGAGCCCGACGCCACGAGCGGTGCGACACCCGGTGGCGGCAACACCCCCGACGGTGCGAAACCAACGGGCGACAAACAAGAGGCACAAGGTGCCCCTGACACGCCACTCGGTGACGGTGGTACGTCGGCGCTGGAAAAGGAACGTGACGCACGGCGCGATGCCGAGCGCCGCGTTGCTCAGCTACGCGACAAAGTTACCGAGCTTGAGGATGCTGGCAAGAGTGAGCTTGACCGCGCGGTGTCACAACTAAAGCGGGCGGGTGATGATCTTGCCAAAGCCAACGAGCGCATTGCCGTGCTTGAGGGTGAACTGACCAAGCGTGACCTTGATGCGCTCAAGCTCAAGATTGCCAGCGAGGAAGGTTTGCCCGCCAGCGTTGCCAAGCGCTTGCATGGTGCCGATGCACGTGAGTTACGTGCCGATGCCAAGTCATTGCGGGAAGAGCTATCGGACGGTAGGCCCGTCGGTGACTTGGGGCTCGGGCGTGGCGGCACAGCATCGGGCTCGCGGCGTGGTGTCGATATGAACACATTGATACGTGAAGCTGCCGGGCGCTGACAGCTAGCGCGATGCACTGACACACGCCGGGCCAGCTTCACTCGCACCGTGAGGTTGGCATTTCATGCCGTACAACAACATTGTGTCTCGCACCGATGCCGCCGCGCTCATCCCCGAGGATGTGGCGCCCGACATCATCAAACGGGCAACCCAACAATCTGCCGCGCTGTCGCTCTTCCGGCGGGTGAATATGTCACGGGCTCAGCAACGCATGCCGGTCATGGCGGCGCTGCCCGTGGCGTATTTCGTCAACGGTGACACCGGCTTGAAACAGACCACCGAGTCAGGGTGGACAAACAAGTACCTCAACGCGGAAGAGATTGCCGTGATCGTGCCGGTGCCGGAAACGGTGCTTGATGACACCTCGTTTGATATTTGGGCAGAGACTCGCCCATTCATCGCTGAGGCAATCGGGCGCACGCTCGATGCGGCTATTTTCTTTGGTGTCAACAAGCCAACGTCATGGCCCAACAGCATCGTGACCGATGCCACCACAAGCGGCAACGTTGTCACGATGGGCACCGCCGCCGCCACCGCTGGCGGGATTGCCGGTGACATCTCCAACCTACTCGGCACGGTGGAGAGTGACGGGTATGACCCCAATGGCATCGTGGCCAATCGCAAGTACAAGGCCCTCTTGCGCAACGCCCGGTCAAGCACGGGTGAGCAATTGACCACGCCCGAGGGTGCCGGTGAGGCTCAAGCGGCGCCCAACAGTATTTACGGGTTGCCGGTCACTTACCCGTTGCGCGGGTTGTGGCCGACGGGTGCGGGCGCCAACGAGATTATTGCGGGTGACTTCACCGAGGGCATCGTGGCGGTGAGGCAAGACCTCACGTGGAAGATTCTTGACCAAGCCGTCATTCAAGACAACAGCGGCGCCATCCAATACAACCTGGCACAGCAAGACGCGGTGGCCATGCGAGTGGTTGCACGTTTCGCATGGCAAGTGGCGGGCACACCGACACCCGAGGGTGTGGCGGGTGCGTATCCGTTTGCTGTGGGGCACGCATGATGAGCGAGACAGCGACACCGCAACCCGAGGAAACGGAAGTCACCACCGCCGAGCCCGAGGTGCCAGCGCCACCGGCACCCGAGGTGCCGCCCGAGCCCGAGCCTGAGCCAGCGCCCGAGGAAGGTGATGGGGATGAGTGAAGAGACAACCGGCGTGCCCTCCACCGCCATTGACACCTCTGGCGCGGTACGAGTCACCGATACGTATGAGGATGCCGTGGCGGCGGGGTTTCTCGGCGCCACGTG